TGGGTTGCCACTCGGAGGGTAAGGCGGGCAATAAAGGTATGATGGCCAAAGTCTCCTTGCGGGAGTCGGTCGAAGAACCCCGCCATGTCTGCTGATAGGATAGCCATTAGTCCTTACTTTCCTCTTTTAGAAACTGAGCGATGTAGTCGGTAATTTTACCTATGGCCTGAGATTCAATCTGCTGAATAGTCTTTCTGTGAATCCCCGCCTTCTCCGCCAGTTCCCGTTGGGAGAATCCCTCGTGGTCGTCGGGAACTTTCTGAAGCATATTCTTCAGCTTGGCATCCACCGCCATCTTTTGGATGGTATTATTTGCCATCCTCCACACTCACCCATTTGTTTATTATTCCTTTAGGTAGTCCCGCCTCGGACACATGATTATCATTGGGGTCCGGTTCATATCCCTTCCTTGATACATGAACGATTTCAGTCAGCACTTCATGGGTATGTCCCCATCTTGTTATCGCCCATGCCTCATTGGCAAATCTGATATCATCGAATACAATTGTTTTCTTTCCGATATATGGCAGAGCCGCCTTGTATGCCAAGTCCACCCATATATTTGCATACGGAATATGCTTGCCCGCCGGTCCCTCTCTTCCCCAGCTTGTGCCAAGTGTTTGAAGCATCTTTCGGGCAGTGATACCTTCGGGAAATTGGGGTATTGGTTCTTCCTTGAAGTGGAGGTATCTTTCCCCAGGCAGTATGACCTTCAGCATTTCTTTTATAGGAGTGGCGAAGGATAGAATGACCGCTCCTTCGATTGTCTTGGCGTAGGTGGATTTACCCACGCCCTTCGGGCCGCATAGGCCGATAATTTTTGGTTTCATAGTGTGTAGAATAGTGAGTCGATTAGTGTTAAAATGACTGCGGTGACGATGTAAAAAAACATCAGCGTTGCCAGGACGAACAGAACGATAAATCCGATTGTTTCGAGGAGTTTCATGCGTGAACTACCTTATAAGTTGTTTTAGGTTTTGGCTTAGTTCCGACCACTGGTGGTATGTATTGAATCTTACCCTTCATCTTTTTATATCGATCATGCCTGTAAGTTCTCATAAACCCTCGCCGGCCATAGAAATTATTAACTCTACCAGTATCCTCGGTAATTCCTTGGCCGCTCATTATTTCTGCCCGAGGTAGATAAACCACTCGATTAATTGGAAGATTTGGGCGGCCTTTTACTTTAGGTTTTCCGCCAAACTTTAATTGCTTTTTTGTTATCCTCTTAGGTGTAAGTTTAGGTATCGATGCATAGATCAAGACCTTAAAGCAGAGGAATGCCATATCTACTAACTCAGAAAGGGTTTCATCATCTGTATCCTCTTTCAAAGTCTGCTTACTTATATTACCCTTAATCTTGAAAGTCAGCACTCCGTCCTCCTCTTGATTTGTATAGGAAAAAATTCCCATCCTTGTATATTCAAAATTAGGGAGCTTAAATTGTCCCTCGACAGCAGTTATTAATTGCTCAGGACTGGCAAGATTTAACAGGAAAGTACCTAATTTGGGGTCTTCAAAATAAAACTCTAAGGATTCATTTAATACGGGTAGTTCTTCAAATGTAATTTCTTGTAAATCAGTTTTATTAAGATCATCTGAAACTTCTTTTTGTACTACAATCTGCTCACCAAATTTAACATGATAGCGTTTTGAAAAAAAAGAAGTAAGGCCGATATGAGCATCGGTTTTACTCATCCAATTTCTTACAGCATATTCAAGGTTTGCATAATACGATTCCCATTCCCCATCTTGCACATCTGTGTAATCTAAATTTTTCAAAAATTTCATATCAATAATGGTTTTTAATCTCCCCCTCTGCCTCCAGCGGTAGTCCTGGCATATAGAGAGGTTCTTGTGTTAGTAGTTGGATCATTAAATCGAGTGCCGCCTGTCCCTCCGATTCGGCAACTTCAACAGTTACGGAATCGTGGACATGAAGTACGATGGGCAATCCGGCGGCCTCAATTCTTAGGAGTGCATCCGCCATGATATCTCTCGCTGTTGCCTGAACTAAATTCTCGGTAAGTAAGCCCCCATATAATTTCATCGCCCCTTGCCCTCGAACCTTCTGTCCAGTCAATTCCTTCCCATCATCCTTTACATTGAAATATCGGATCACATTCCCTGATCTCATGTGCATGACTGCACACTCGGGAGTCTGCTTGGCCACCTCACGGATGTGGTCCTCACACTTCTTCCATAGCTCGACAATTTTAGGATTCTGATTTCTAAAATCTTTGACCTGTTTTCGGCTTTCAGCATCGGTCATCTTTAACTTTCCACCGGTCAAAGCCTGTGCCACTTGGCCGAACTTTTTCGGACCACAACCATAGCCCAATCCGAGAACACGGGCTTTACATAAGTGGCGAAGTTCGGGGGCTAAATCCTTCATGGGTTCATCCTCATTATAGAGTCCAGTCGCTCGGCCATGTGCCTCATAAAGATCAATCCCGCCTCTGACCAAACCTAAGAAATCAAAGTCCCCGCAAAGATAAGCCAATACCCTTGGCTCGATTTGCGATAGGTCGGCAGAGACCATGACTCGGCCTTTACCAGGTGTCAGACATTTCTTTGCCGATGTACCTTCTACTTCGTCCCGAGGAATGCCTTGAAAGTTTAATCCACCCGCTCCACTCCATCGACCGGTATGCGGCGCACCGCAATATTTCAATCGGGTGGATATCCGATGATCGGGGCGGACTCGTAGGATCATGGCGGTATATGTTTTGTTCGCCTTGTTCGCTTTCCTCCACCTTGTCATCGCATCGAGGATTGGGGCATGTTGTGGATTGCGAGCCTTCCATAAAATAGTTTCCTCATCGCCTTCATTGGTGGAGACGGGAGGCTCGACATTCTGCATTTTTAAATAGTCTGCCAATGCAATCGGTGAAGTTGGCTCCCCACCCTGTGGACCGACCCAAGGGAGAAAGTCTTCAACTTCTTTCATTATCTGCTTGGTCTTATTTATATATTCCTGGCAGAGTTTCTGATCGATTGCCATACCCCGGGATGCCGTCCTTCGGGTAAGTGCGGACAATAGAAATTCTTTTTCGGGGAAGGATATTTTCAGTTCATTATAAATGCGGATACACGCTCGGCTGTCGCCCAGTGCATACTGCTTGAACGATTCATTCTGAAGGATTTCTTCGGGTCGAAGTCCGCTCATTTCATTGCGGGCATCCTTGTTTAGTTCCTCGCCAAATAGTTCCTTATATGCTCCCGCCAATGCCCTCGGCAACTGATGCCAGCTTGCCATATCCGCCGTGCAAATCCATTCCTTCGGAGTGAACTGTGGCATCTGCCCCCTCGCCATTGCCATTCGACAGCAGACAGAATCAAACTCGGCATTATGGGCGCAGATCGATTGTCCGTTTAGGCGTTCGACCGGTAAGTCCCGTGGATCTCCTACCCACTCAAATCCGTCATCGGATACCAGGGAAACTATGGTTACTCTGAAGTCGGGGTGCTTGGCATACCTGTCGAGTCCCATCGTGGCCACGCTATAGCTCTTCGACCAAACTGTTTCCACATCGAGGGCGATCAATTCCGATCCTCCTTCAAAATGGTTTCCGCTGACATGACCGCATTTTCGAGAGTCGGATATTCGAGGACTGGTAAGTCGGGGGTATCGAAAGTCACCGCCCAAACCATTTTATCTAGGTCGAGGAGGATATCGGCCTGTCTGCTTCCCACCTTTACGACTACCTTCTCACCTCGAGGCAAACCAACTCCCATCTTATATTGTGTCTTCATTTCCTCTCCTTGATTGGTTTAAGCTCAGGTGCTACTGCCGGAGCCTTGGTTGTCATAATCGGCGTGTTATAGCCCTGTGGGTTGGTTAGATAGCCCTTGTGGTGAAGGGGCTGTTTAAGTTGTTTTTGCTGTTTTATTTTTCTCATCCATTTCCTTTTCTACCGCCTTAATAAATTGTTTCAGCGGGTCTTTGTTCATCTTGCGAATGCGAGCATTTCCGATTTGTGCGGTTAAAATATCGAGCCGCTTATATGCTTCAGCTATTTGCTCCCGAGTGATCGCCATCTTTCTTTTTCCCTTTATTTCTGAAATCTAATTCATGCTTGGCTAGTGGGCGGACCCTCGGAATTTTAGTCCGAACGATCCGCCCCTTTTCATAAGCCAGTTGGTTCTTAGTCCAAAAGAGGTCGTAAGCCTGTTTGACCTCGTAATGAAAAGTGTACCAGGCATCCTGATTCATTGTTTGAGGTATTTCTTTATTTCCTTATCCACCTTCCGAAGGTCAGCGGTAATCAGATTTAATACATACCTGGATACACCCTGTTCCTGACTGAAGGATCGCTTTTTAAGGGCTTCCTTAATCACCTCGGGCATATTCACGCATATATTAGTCTCCATCACCGAGTCGGGCAGAAGATAGCTCTTACTCTTGAATCTCTTCATCGTCTTCCTCCTCCTCTTTTGGATTCCGCCATCCCTCTCCCCGCCTCCTCCGGCGGTCGGCAATGAGTTCGTCATGGTACTCGTCTGAAATATCCTCATCCATTTTTGGCATGGGTTCGGGGGTCATAGTTTTTAAGGGATCTCCATACTTCGCAGATTGACCGAAAAACTTTCCATGCTTTGGCTAAGTCTTCAGGGCTGTAGCGAATTACTTCAAAGCGACCTTTTTCCGTGCTAGATATAAAAGCATTCGCTCCATGTACCCGATGGTTCAGAACATTTTCCTCGCCCCAATAGCAAGCGGCATATGCCGCAATCTGATGAATCTGAAAATCATATGCGGTTACTTTCTTCCCCTCTTGAGTCTTACGAGTTTTCCAATCAAGAATGAACATCTGATTATCTTTTCCACGACCTACGATATCGACTGTTCCCGCATACCCATGAGTTTTTGATACCAGCATTAGCTCAAACTCGATAAAGGACAGTTGGTTTTCCTGTTTCCAATCGAGTGCGGGCTGAATATACTCTAACAGTTCATCAGGTATATGCTTTCCCTTCCAATAAGACTCAATAGCATCGTGAACTTTAGTGCCAAAATCTGCCGCTTCTTCGACAGGCTTTTCATGCTCAACGAGGCATCGGTTTGCATAGTCTTCGTAACTTTCGCCAGCTTTCGGAGGATTGCTGAATGCTATATTTAGTAGTTGGTCTTGTTTCCACCGGTCAAGACCAGGCTTGGCAAACAGGCCAAGAAGAGTTGTCACCGATGGGTACAACCCCAACTTCTTAGCATCCCTCAGGGTGGTATTCCGTTCGCCGTCACCTTTGGCGAGGGGCATGGTATGCATGGCTTTACCTTCGGAAGTGTACCAATGCCCGCCACTACCTCTTTTCGGTTTTGCCTGTAGAATAGCCACGGATTACCTCCTTTCCGCATCGGTATAAAAAGTATACCAGGTGGATTAATCTTTTCAGATATCTCATTTCACCTTTTCTCCCACTTTACGAATTATCGCTCCAAACTCCGGATCACATTCGAGATAATCTTCAACTCGTTTACAAGTATGAGTGACATTGGAATGGTTGCGGTTAAAAAGTCTTCCCGTCTCCTCCACTCCTTTAATCTGCCTGGTAAAGTAAATGGCGATCTGACGGGCGAGGGAAACTTTTTGAGTCTTCCCCCGCCCCTCTATCTCATCTACTTTCACCCCCACAGTGTCAGCGGAAATCCTCTTAATATCTTCGATGGTCATGCTCATAGCACCATGTCAGTTATTACTGCCGCCCATCCGATCATTAATAAAAATACTATCGGATTCATATTAGAATGGTACATTTTCAGGTGCTGGACCGGTAAACTGTGTTCCCATTGTCTGCTGTTGTGGAGCGGGCTGTTGTACAGTATTTTGTACAGGTACTTGTTGGGGCTGATCGACAGTTACCTGAGTGGTTGCTTGCATCGGCTGACCTTGAGGTACTTGTTGGATCGGAGCTTGCATCGGTTGAACAGGTTGCTGAATTGGAGCATTCTGAACCGGTGCGGGTGCTTCGTCTCCTGTAGGGATGACGAATCTTGACCTGTCAGGCACTTGGGCTTCCATGCCTTGCATGACCGGCATAATTGCTGAGATATCTGCATACTCTCTGCCCTTCTGCGAAGTTTTATGAATGATATTTAATGTCGCACCTTTTCCAACCATGCTCTCAGTATCAAAACCGCCAAAAGGCATAGTGCCATTCCATGAAGTCAGAGTTTTGAACAGCTTACTCTTTTCGTTTAAGCTGATTGTCATCTCGCCAGTTTGAATCATTGTTCCATCGGGTAGGCCAAATAAGAACCTGGTGAAGTTTTTAGTCTCGATAACAGATGGATCTTCGTAGGAAGGTCTCTGAATATTCATTGAGTCCTTGACTGCAAGGCAGACTGCAAAGGTCTGTCCAGCGGGTGCGAGGGTTGTGAGAGGCCAACCGGTTATAGGTCCGCTTCCGTTACTTGATTGCTGTAGTATTGCCATGATATTTAGTTTTCTATCTCCATTTTTACGGGTGGAGGCCCATTATTGATTAATAAGAAAGTGTCTTAAAATGAGGATCGCATCGGCTGTCTTGAGGGTGATACCTTTAGTCGATGGGAAAAACTGCTTGGCATGGTTCATCAGAACCTTTTTCCGCTTGCCCGAAGTCAGCTTAGTCAATCCGCTTAGTCCCTTTTGCCAGTCTTGTGGGCGAACTAAGGTGAAAGGAATTTCGGCCATCCGAAGGACTCCCTCGAGGAATCCGCAGTTCTTACCTAATTTAAAAGAACTGCTAGAAGGAATATTCTTTCCGACATACGGAGGGACCAGTTCAACTACCGCCTCAAGCGATGTTATTAATGGGTGGTCTTGGAGATCCTGAATATGCTCTACAAATTCAAAGTCCTCCCCTATTGAGTGCAGTTTAACATCGTGCAATCCACCCCAACCGATTGCGTAACCGCCACTCTTACCTGG